CTGTCGGTATAGTCAAAGCCCATGATCTCCCTCCGTGTCCGAATCTGACACGCCCAGGCGCCTGACCCGGGCTATCACCTCCGGGCAAACAAAAAAACGCCAGAGCCACGATCCATCCCCGTCTGAGGTAGATCATGGGCTCTGGCGCTTGACGCTCTGGCCTCTCTCGATATTCAGGACGATTTCCCGCCGGCATGTCCGGCAGTATACTGGCAGTCCGTGGGCCTCCGTCTCCGGAGTAATCCGCAGCAGCCGATGGTTCCGTCCGCACTCCGGGCAGGTTATCCATCCGTCCTTTACGACAATGCTATCACATTTCCGTGTGCTTTGCAACGGCTTTCCCTCACTTTCTTTTGTGTGTGCCTATCGTTCCACTAGATTTCAAGATTGATCGCGCGCACGCGCGCGACAGATTCTAAATAAAGAACCGTCCTCCAAACTGCGGCCCGTCCGGCAGGATATAGCTGGCGTAGTAGTACGCCCCGAAGTCATTCTCATGGGCACCCTTCCGGCACCAAATCACATTGTCTGGAACCTCAATCAGCCCGCTATCATCCCGCCACCGTTCCGGCTCCGGGATCTGTGCCTTCAGTCCCCGGCTGCAACTCCACGGGTGCTTGCCCAGCGGTATCACAAATCCGTCCGGCCGCTCCTTGTTGAAATACTTGGCCAGCCGCCGGTAGCCGCCCTCCCGCATCAGGACCGGCTCGTCATCCACGTCGCCAGCCGTCCACAGGTGCCGCACCTCTGCCGGGGAGAAGTCCTCGTCCCGCAGCACTAAGTGTACGTGGAGCCGGTGGTCCCCGTGCTTGCCCTCGATGCAGCCGATCCAGTCGAATGGCCCGCCGTGCCATCGCTGCATCCGCGTCCGGGCTGCCCGGAACATCTTTCGCATCCCATCATATCTGTCCGGCAGGTGGAAGTCGTCACAGGTCATCGTATAATGGCTGCCCCGAAAGCCAAACTCCGCCAGCCGCAGCTCCAACCGATCCACCTGAGTCCTGCACACTGCGGTGTGCTTGGACCGGACAATCTCATTCTTGTCCCGCCGGTCTTCTCGGGAGTCGCACCGGCTCAGCCGTGGCCGCAGCGCCCTGCACTCTTTAACTAGCGGGCCTGCCCGCTGGCGTACACAATACCACAAGGACTGATTATCTCCCCGCAAACTGCTGCACCTCCTCCGCACTGACACACCACTTTGTAGAATATATGTGCCCATCCCAAATCTCCAGACGGGCAAGCATAAGAAACGGATGCCAAACAGGCGGGGCTCTGGATGTGGAGACCGTGATGCGGAAATCTCCAAGAGTTCGGGTCATTACGGTCTCCATCCCAGTATCTAAGGCAGCTTGGATGGTATTCAAATCGTTGTTACTTAGCAGCAGACAAATCCCTCCCACGGGAAGCAAAGGCCGTCATCAACCGTAAACATTGCCGTCACCTCACAAAACCGATAAAAGATCATAGTGTTCATAAATCCATCGGAGCGCACCGACAAGATCATTCTTCGTGATGCTGTTGTGTGTTTCCATCTCTGCCACCTTCTCGATTGCCATTACTTTTGACTGCATGGCGATATCTGGATCGTTCAGGTGATACTTCGCAATCTCGATTGCGTCCGAAAGAGATACGTTGAAACTTGGGAACCGAACCGTTTTTTTAGACATTACCGTCCTCTGCTCCCTCCAGCGGGCGGCGGTAGAACACCCAATGCGGGATTTCTTTCACATCGTAAATGCTACCTGCCGGTGTGATGATATGCCCATGCTGGCACAGACACCAGTACCCGTTCCCGCCCTCGATGGGTTT